CGCGGTCAGCGTGGGCTATGTCCCCGAGGACGGCGGCGTCCGACGCGCGACCGAGGTCGACCGCAAGAAGTACGGCGACCGCGTCCACACGGTCTACTCGCGCTGGAAGCTGCTCGAGGTCAGCCTCGCGCCGTTGCAGGCGAACCCCGACGCGCTCATCACCGCCGTGAAGAAGGGCGTGATGTCGCCCGTCGCGGCGAAGCGATGGTTCGGCATCGACGCGCCGAATCGGACGGTCGTCACCGTCTGCGTGCCCTCAACCAAGACCGCGCCGCGTCCGATTGATGTTGACGAGGTCGTTCGTCGCGAGATCGCTCGCGCGAAGGGCCGCATCTATCTCTGATCCGTCCGGGTCGAGCCTACGGCAAGTCGCCTGCAAGCACCCCTAGTTCGGTAAGGAAAGATGCCACCGTTTCCTGACGGAGGAGTCTTCGCATGAAGACCATGACCACGAACGACTTCACGGCTGCGCTTGAGCGGGCCGCGAAGATCAAGGGAGAGCCGGGGCTTGTCGCCCAGAAGAAGCTCATCCTCGACAACTACATGATCGTCGACGAGAAGGGAATGGCCGTCGACCCGGAAATTCTCGACGTGGTGGTGAAGCCCGCCGCGCCCGAGATGGAGAACGACAACATGAACACCGAACAGATCGAAGAGGCGGTCGCGAAGAGCGTCCGCAAGACCCTCGCCGAACAGGTCACCTCGAAGGCATTCGGCGTCGCGGCGACCATCGACGCTCCGTGGGAGAAGGCGCGCGTCTACGGCGGCGTCAAGCACCTCAAGAGCAAGGAGGCCGCGTGGAAGTTCGGCACCTGGTGCCTTGCGGCGATGGGCCACGCCCCGTCGCAGGCCCACTGCAAGAGCCACGGCCTCTCGCTGATCCGCACCAAGGGCCACACCGAGGGCGTCAACAGCGCCGGCGGCTTCCTCGTTCCCGAAGAGTTCGAGAACGAGATCATCACGCTCCGCGAGCAGTACGGCGTCTTCCGCCGCAACGCCCGCGTCGTGCCGATGGCAGGCGATACGAAGCACATCCCGAAGCGCACCTCGACCCTCAACGCGTACTTCGTCGGCGAGGCTGCGGCCATCACCGAGTCGCAGCAGGTCTTCGACAATGTGCAGCTGGTCGCGAAGAAGCTCGGCGTGCTCACGACCGTCTCGTCCGAACTGAACGAGGACGCCGTCGTGAACATCGGCGACGATGTCGCGAACGAGATCGCCTACGCGTTCTCCCTCAAGGAGGACGACTGCGGCTTCAACGGCGACGGCACGTCGACGTACGGCGGCATCGTGGGCCTGTCGGCTGCGCTGACCGACGCGACCTATCAGGTCAGCGACGGCGGCGCGACCGCGTATTCGGGCGTGACGCTCGCCGAACTCGCGGCTGGTCTCCGCAAGCTGCCCGCGTGGGCCGGACAGCGCAACAACATCAAGGTCTTCTGCTCCAAGAACGCCTATCACGCGATCTTCGAGCGCCTTGCGCTGGGCGCTGGCGGCAACAACGCGACCGACATTGCGAACGGCCTTACCCAGCCGAGGTGGTACGGCTACCCGGTCGAGTTCGCCCAGGTCATCCCTGTCACGGAAACTGGTGGCGCGACCTTCGCGTACATCGGCGACCTCCAGCAGGCTTGCATCTTCGGCGACCGCCGGGCCAACTCGATCGCGTTCTCCGACTCGGCGCTCAACGCGTTCGAGCAGGACGAAATCGCCGTGCGTGGGACGCAGCGCTTTGACATCGTGTGCGCGAACGTGGGCGGCTCGTCCGCGTTCGGCGCGATGGTGAAGATGACGCTCTGACCGTGAACACACTCGCGGGGGCGGCGGGCACGACCCGCCGCCCTGCGCGGGTAGAACAGGAGACAAGACACCATGCGACAGAACAGCACCTTCGTCATTGGCGCTATCAGCGCGACCAATGCGTCCCAGTTGACGGCGGCATTCGACACTCGCGGCTATTCGTACGCCCGAATCTACTGCCTCGGCAACGCGACGACCGGAGTCAGCACCACGCTGGCGAACCACATCGTCGCGCAGAGCGATGACGCGACCAACTACACGACGATTTCGACTTCTTCGTATCAGGTCGCGTACACGCTCCCGGCGGCCACGGCGTCGATTGCCACCTCCCTCGCCAAGATGGTCTACGACATCGACCTGCGCGGCAAGGCGCGGTACATCCGCGTCCAGTTCGCGACGGCTGCGACCACCGAGATCATCCTCGCGGCTGACCTCTCGAATCCGTCGGACGGCAAGACCACCGCAGCCGAGATCGGTTCGGCGTTCCTCGCTCAGATCTGAGCAGGCATCGGAGCATTCGCATCCGGCGGCCTTGCACCCTTCGGGGTGCAGGGCCGCTTGCCGTTTGCCGATATGATCGGCACAACGGAGGTGCGAATGACCGAAGCGAACGACATCCTCGCGCGGGCGGTTCCCGGCGAGGAGGTGAAGACGGCGATGAACCTGCAAGGCAACGAGGTGCGCGTCGACGTGCCGGACTTCGACGCCGGCATCGCGGCCTATGAGGCGGGCGAGGGCAGCATCGAGGAGCACGTCCTCGGTCTCGGCAAGTACCGCAGCATCTGGAACCGGGAGAAGCTGGCGAAGGTGATGAGCCTCGCGGGCTTCGACATCACGGGCGGCGTCGACGGCGCGCCGTGGTCGGACGGCAAGGGATGGCTGCGGGTGGTCGCGAGGCGCGTGCCGAGGCCGAAGCCCACGGTCCCGATGGCCGAGGTCTGCGCCATCATGTCGGTCCCGCGCGTCGGGTGGACGGAGAACTTCAGCGCGGTCGCGCAGTGCTGCTCGAGGCTCGGCATCGACTTCTTCAAGGCGACGGGCGTGTTCTGGGGGCAGTGCATGCAGCGCGTCATCGAGCAGGCGATCGCGATGCCGAAGCACCGCTACATCCTGTCGATCGACTACGACTCGGTCTTCGACGAGAACGACGTGATCCGCCTCTGGCAGATCATGGAGACGCGGCCCGACATCGACGCGCTGTTCCCGCTCCAGATCCAGCGCGAGCGCGAGCGCGTCCTGCTGACGATGGTCGACGGCGACGGGCGGCGCATGGAGCGGGTCGACGCGGCGGTGTTCAGGCAGGAGGCGGTGCGCTGCGAGACGGGGCATTTCGGCCTGACGTTCTTCCGCGCCGACGCGTTCCGCAGGATGCAGAAGCCGTGGTTCCTCGGGACGCCGCTGCCCGATGGAACGTGGGGCGACGGGCGCATCGACGACGACATCCACTTCTGGAAGGAGTGGAACAGGTGCGGCAACACCTGCCACGTCTCGCCGCGTGTCCGCATCGGACACCTACAGCTCCAGATCACATGGCCGGGCGATGACTTGCGGACGATCCATCAGTACTGCACCAGGTACAACGACGAGGGGCGTCCCACGGAATGCACGAACTACTAGTCATCCTCAGGAACTGCTCCGTGCATGAGGAGTGGACGGGGCGGCGGATGCTGCGTCCGGGCGCGATCATCAACGCGGACGATGCGACGGCGCGGCGGCTGCTCTCGGGCGGGTACGCGATGCGCGTGGTCGAGCCTGCGCCGCTGTTCGTGGACGCGTCCGCGCCGCCGCGCAAGCCGAAGAAGAACAGGAACCAGAGGGCCAACGATGGCGGTATCGGCGACGGCACACACGACGCTCCCTGACGCGAAGGCGTTCCTCGGCATCACGGGCGCGTCGTTCGACGCGATCCTCGAGCAGTGCATCGACCGCGCCTCGGCGTGGGTCGACCGGCATTGCGGGCGCACCTTCAAGGCGGCTCGGTACTACGAGTTCCGCGACGGCGGCAGCGACCGTTTCACGCTGAGGAACCCGCCCGTGCAGGCGGTCTATTTCTGCTCGACCACGCGGGAGAGCGTCATCTCGGTCAGCGCCACCACGGCGTCGGACATCGTCGCCTCGGTCTCCGTGGCGAACGGCGAGATGCAGCTGACGCGCCGGCAGTCGGACGGCACGGAGACGCGGTCGGCGCTCTCGCTCGACACCTACGACTCGGTGAGCGAGCTGGCGACGGCTGCGTCGGCGGTCGCGGGGTTCAGCGCGACCGTCGTGAAGAACGCGCCGAGCCGATACCTTGCGCGCCTCGCGGGCCGCGATGTCCGCACGGGCGCGGCGCTGCTCGACGGGTTCACCGACTTCTACGCGGACTACGGTTTGGACGAGGACGCGGGAATCGTGTACGGCGCGAGTTTCGACCGCGCGCGGTCGGTTCTGGTCGACTACCGGGGCGGCTACGAGACGATTCCCGCCGACGTGGAGCAGGCGACGCTCATGGTCGTCGGCAAGTTCCACCGCGACAGGACGCGGGACGCGTCGGTGCAGAGCGAGTCGCTCGGCGGCTACTCGTACTCGCTCCGCTCGGGCGACGAGACGGCGAAGGAGATCGAGACGCTGCTCGGCCCATACAAGAGGATTCGATGAGCATCGAGGCGCTGGTCAACCGTCTCGGTCTGACGCTGTACCTCTACCGTCCGACGACGGGCGTCGGAAACGACGGAGAGGTGTCGCGGTCCTACGTCCGCACGGCGGAGATCAAGGGTTTCGTGGACTCGGGAAGCGAGGACTCCGCGATCGCGTACGGTCGGGCCACGGGCCAGACGAGCGCGACGATCTACCTCGCGGGGTCGGTCGACGTGCGGATCGACGACGAGATACGGAGCGGCGTGACGGGCGCGGTGCGGAACTGGCGGGTCGGCGGCGTCGTGAATCCCGGCGAGGCGAACGCGTCGAACGGCGCGGCCAACCTGAACATGACGGTCGTGACCGCGACCGAGGTGGACCCGGGGGTGACGCTGTGAGCGCGAAGTTCACATGGTCCGGCGGATCGCCGGACGGCGTCTCGAAGGGCATCAAGGACGGCGTCGTGCTCGGCCTCGTCAACGTCGCCGACCAGATGCAGAAGTTCGTCCGCAAGCGGCTGTCCATTCCCGGCACGGGTCGGCGCTACCGCGTCGCTCGCGGGACGCGGCGCGGTCGCAACCAGCGCGCGCGCGGCTGGCATCAGGCATCCAGTCCTGGCAATCCGCCCGCCGCGATGAACGGGCATCTCCGCAACTCCTGGACACTGATCCCGCCGGCGAGGATCGGGGCGGCTACCACGAAGGACCAAGGATTCGCGTACATCGACGAGAACCGAGGCAAGGGAACGGTCCTGTATGTCCTCGGAAGCAACCTCGTCTACGCGCGCGCGCTCGAGTACGGGCATGGCCGCGTGGCGGCGCGCCCGTACATCCGCGACGTGGTCGAGGGTCTGAGGCCGCTCGTACCCGAGCTGGTCGGTAAGGGCATGAAGGCGCACATGCGGCGCATGGGAGGCAGGCGGTGAGTCAGGCGATCCTCAACGCGCTGAAGACCCGCCTGCACACGACGGCGGCCTTGCAGGCCGTCGTGTCCACGCGCATCTACCTCGACGTCGGCGTCGCGAACGCCGCGCTACCGCTCCTCGTCTACCGCGCCACGGCGACGCGGGTCGAGAAGATGATGAGCGCGACGCGGCACACGATGGACTTCGAGTTCGAGTTCCATTTCTCGAACAGCGGCACGCAGGACATCCACACGGCGGCGGGGGCGCTCGCGACCGCGCTCTCGTCGCCGCTCACCGTGACCGGCTTCGACCGCGCCGTCTTCGTGCGGCAGGAATCGGGAGTCCCCTCATTC